AAACCTTGTCACCCATACGGACGGTCGTCATCGCGTTCGAGGCCTGTGATGGCGGCGATTCAAACCGAGGCTCTCGAAATCTGTTGCGCGATGAGGGGTCGCCGTCCCCGTCCGCGTCTGTCGACTTGGAAGGAAACCTGCCTGTGGGGGAGGTGTAATCTACGTTATTGAGGGGCTGCGCGTAACCCTTGTAGTGCCCCAATCCTGGTAGTTGGAACTCTACGTCCCTTTTGCCCCAGGTGTAAGTCACCTTGTACTCAAAAGTACCTGCAGGCTCAGGTCCGATCCACTCTACATCTACCCCGCCTGAGTCCCCTTTGGCAGAAACAACTGTCCCCTCTTCTTTTTGGTCAAAAGTCAGACTGACAAGTTGGGGGTCATGACTTAAAGTAGGGTTGTCCCGATTGCCTGGCGAGCCCGGGTTTGGGACAGTCGCCGGGTTTGGGGGTTTAACGTCCGCCTTCAAAGCTGCCTTCGCAACGGGCGCTACGCTGGGTCCTCGCATGTGAACGTGCTGCCTACGGAAAATAACGCGAGGGATGCCACTCGTGACCTCGGCAGGAGGTCCGTCAAGCTGAAAGTTCTCAGCCTCTCTCTGTCCCAAGACGTCTAGAGGGAAGTTGTTTGTGTTGTCCCGAAGCCTGGCTGAGCTCAAGTTGATGAGGTCGTCGGGTAAAGCGTAGGCATCCGTGTAGACGCGATACTTAAAGCCTACGAAGGCGTTGCCCTCCGCGTTGGTATGCCCATCCCCGTAATCGGAGATGCTCCATGGATGCACCAGTGTAAATCTGTACCGCCCTACAGTGCCGTCCTCAAAAGGAGCAAACCAGATAGAGCGGATTTGGTTTCGGATCACAGTACCGTCTTCGGTTGTGATCTCAATCATGCGGCCATCCCAAGAACGATCGTATTTCCACGTCGTAAGGTTGTTCGCCGCATCGTTGGACTGTGCCACCGTGTAGGTGACTTCCCAAGTCCAAGGGTCTTTCAGTCCTGCTGTCGCAGGATCGGCGCCCGTAACCGCAAAGTACAAGCGGCACCTGTCCGACAGGCCTGCCGCAGCATTCCCTGCTTTAGGAAGCACGTCAGGCTCGGTAGCCAGATGCACCCTAGACTCGAAGAAGAGAAACGGAGCTTCCAAGGCCAACTGATTGTAGGCCCGGTTGATGAAGCTATTGACGCGAGATGTCGCTTCAGACGACTGGGTCGGTGCCCAGTCCGCCTGAGCGAACATCGCGTCCCGAATCTCTTTGAGATTCATCTACTAGCCTCGGCAGTCGATCATTGCTGTACCGTAGGTGAACGCACCGACAGTTGTGTCAGCCACTCCTACGGTAAGCTGGTGACCCAAGTTGCCTGCAACCCTTGCATCGGTTGCAACATTGTTTGCCAGCGCAAAGCCATCTGCACTGCTGACTTGGCCCGCCTTGATCTGATTGCCCTCCGCCGGCGCAGTCGTGCTAGCCGTGGCAATCTTAGGACAAAATCCTCGCGCAAGGACGAACCCGAACGATCCGCTAGGAATGTCTACCTGCGCCACACCGTAAACCTTGGTAGCGTCTAGCTCAGCTGTCGCAAGAGTAGCATTGTAAGGAACAACGCCCGATTGGCCACAGATGTTGCCAACCTTAATATCTCCCGCCGACTTAATGTAGACGTACTCAGCGATGCCGTTGTCGCCTTGAGGAACCGCAAGACGGAACCCAAGGGGTGCCTGAGCACCCTGTGCGGTAGTAGTGACTGTAGTCGGGCTAATGCCCGCTGCTGTGAAACCCATGATAAACTCCTTATGGGGTGCCTGCGCCGGTTACGACGAAGTTGGAACGGAGCTGCGTAGTGTGGAGGCCCATCATGAGCACCAACTCGTAGCGGAAAATATCTTGGTCAGGGATTCGGAACGGTCCACGGAGAGCGAAGTCGCCCTTCGTTTCGCGAGACGCATCGTGGCCAAGAGTGAACAAGTGCCAAGTCGGAGTCTTCATTCCGTAGATGATTCCGTCTGCGCCTGCGCCGCCGCTCAGCTTAGCGCTGGTGACGTCGATTGCATCGTCGAGGAAGAAGTCAGCTTCAAGGAACTTGACGCCTTGACGTACAAGAGCGGGAGCCTTGTCGCCTTCAACTTTGACCACGCGGACTTGGTCGTCCAAGTCGTCGATGTAGTTAAGGTAAGAAGCCTCGTCACCGATCATCAAGTCAACAGGACCAGAGGTCTTGCCTTGGCGTGATGCGGCAAAGTAAGCCTTACGCATTTGGCTACGGCCGTTGACGGCGAAAGACGAGATGTCTTCGTACTGGTTGTTCCAGCCTGCGATTGGTGTCGCTGCGCCTGAGCATGCAAGGCCGTGAACAGTGTTGGACGAGGATTTAGACAACTGAAGGATGCCGTCTCGGGCTGTGCCATCAGGTGTGAAGTCTGCGGTTCCGTTGAGAGTGGCAAAGCCGCCAACACCTTCGCCGTCGCCTGTACCAAGCTGACGAGCGATTCGCTCATGGAAGTCAGACAGCGCCAACTCTGGGTAGTGCTGGAGGATTCGTGCGAGGTCCATCTCGCCGTTGGCCTCAGCCAAATCCTTGCCGGGAACGTCGAATGCATAGATGAGGCGCGGTGCAACCACGTTTCCTCGGTGTGCGTTCTGAGCGCGACCGCCTGCGATGACTTCAGATCCGGTATTGACTTGCGTCACAGTACCGGGACCGTCAGTCACGACAGCAAACTCTCGCTTCGGGCCCTTCAGGGCATCACGGGAAAGGTTCCCGTTGTTCATAACTTTTTCCATCAAGGGGTGAAACTTGACGAACATCTCGCTGTACGAAGGCATAAGCTCATTGAGCGCCGTCGCCAGTACGTCGGGTGAAATGGCCATGTTTAGGCTCTCCTGTTAGTTTTTTTCATAGCATTGCGCGCAACGTGATTTCGCCAGTCCTTCAAGGACATTGCGCCTGTATCCGTCGTTTCAACACGCTCTGCTGAGCGGCTGGGGGTTGTGGCCCCGGACGTGATTTTGGCACCAGGCCGTGGTTGAGGAGTCCGCATCTTCGTACCGCGCGCAAGTTTGAGCGCATACGAATCTGGAACGCCATCTACCTTGGCCCCTCTTGCAACCTTAAGCGCTGATTGAGGAAGGCGCGAAGCTTCCGCAGCAGTGTCAAGGTCCCAACCCTCTTCGAGCAGGTCTGCAAATAAGTTAGATAGGTCGTCGTCATTGAAGATGTCCGTGTTGGACTCCTGGAAAGCCTTGGCGTAACGCTCGGCCTCCAGTTCAATAGACTGTTGTACCCCTTGCTCGTAGATGCGTTTTTCATCTTCAAGGGCGGAGTATTTCGCCGTCAAGTCGGCGTGCTTAGTTTCCCACTCTGTGTGCTTGGTGGTAAGCTCGGCAACCCGGGGGTCTTCCCGCCCAGAGATCAGGGTCTCATACAGGTTGTGCTGCTGTTTGAGTCGCTGCTGTTGAGCCTGGAGCTCTGACTGATGCCGTGTAGAGTGATAAGAGGTGACCCTGTCCGCCCAGCCCCGGACAGACTCTGGCAACTTATCCGCGGCTCCGTCCCAATCGTCCCAACCAAAATCGTCATGCGAAGGGAAAGAGACGGGGGCGTCATCGTCGGGCGCCGTGTCGTCGGAGAGGGAGGGGTCCGAAGCGGCAGGAGCCTCATCGGAAACGGCGTCAACCGGGGCCGAATCAACAGAAGCCTCAACTGCCTCAATCACCGGAGATTCTACCCCCGCCTCAAGATCTTCGTCACTCATAGCTTTCCCCTCTCTTATTCTTGTCGTCTTTCAACGCAAACTTGGCCACTTGAATCCGCATCTTACCCCGGCCTTTTTGGCTTAGGTCGTTGCCCTCCTCCATAGCCGGGGGCATCATGCCGGCCATAAGGGACATCGGGTCAGCGGGCATCTCCATGGACTCTTCGTCTTCCATGTCAACATCAGGCTCTTCCTCCGGCCCCATGTCTTCCATGTACTCACCATCGTCGTCACCCTCCATCGAGGGCTCGGTCATAATAAGGTCGTAACCTGTTCCCGCAAGAAGCTCGCGTAACTCACCCTCGGACTGAGGGGGAGCTTCATTTAGTTGAGCGATCAAATCTTGCATCATAGGCATAGGCACCTCATAGAGTCTTTAGTGGACATAGATTTTCTTGTCAACCCTGCCAGCAAGTTTATCCTTCTCTTTTCTACGGCGAGTCTTCTTGTCCTCAAGGTCTCGGTAGCCGGCTTTACGCGCTCGTGACTCTGCTTTTTCCGCCGCCATATCCCTGTGCTTGCGCCAAGCTGTAGAGTCCGAGGACAAAATCTGACAGTCAGGGTTGTTACGCTGATACTCTCGCCACTCTGAACCCGACTCAAACGTCCGGCCTACCTGGCCGACAACCAAGGGCTTAGAGGGCATCGGGCCAATAAGAGCGACATCGCTGATAACCGTGGTCATTAGCGCAGCACACTCAGGGCAGGTTGTCTTGCCATGCTGCGCCAACGGGACAAAAACGTCGTTAAAGTAACCACATCCATCGGGGCACTTAAAGTCGTACATCGGCATCAATCACCCATCTCTTTCTTAGCCGCGTCGTGCGCTTGCGTGAAGGTCTTGCCCTTGGACATCATGTCCCGCATCATCTTCATATGCTTGGGACTATGATG